CAAGAAGATGGTACAAGGAAACCTATGAAGGGTCGAGAGCTTGTAAATATGACTATTGAAAAATGGGACAAATTTGCAGATAAAATGCATGAAAAGATTACAGGTAAATTAGACGCAAATGGAAACAATATAGCTCTTGAAAAATATAGAATAGGTTGGCATAATAAAAAGAAAAAACAGCCTTTATTAGATGCTGAACAATTTATAAAAGATTTAGAAACAATGTATAGAAAAGGTGAGACAGCATTTATGCATGATATAGGAATTGATGGATTGAGACATATGACAAGGTCTGTTATGTACCATATTTTACCTACTGTTAAATATATTCATAAAAGAACAAATAGATCTATTAGTATAGAGGCTTATAATAAGTTAGATTTAAGTAAAAAGAAGTTTTACAAAGCAGACAAAGGTAAAAGAGGAAGACAATTAGAAAATCTTATTATAAATAAGACAGGTAAACAGCCAGGCTACTACCCTCATATGTTTTTTAATATAAAAGCAATAAAAGCTGCTCAAAAAAGAGAAGTAGAAAAACTTAATAATAATACAGAATTAACCAGTAAAGAGAAAAAAGAGCAAATGAAAAAGATTCTAATAAAATATAAAACTCTTACAGGTGATTGGGATTTTGCAGATTATGATATGTGGAAACAGCAAGATAGGTTTTTATACGAAGCAGCTATAGAAGAATTAGGTATTAGAGGTAAACAAAGGGAAGAAAAAGTAGATTTAGACCAGGCTAATAAGAGATTTGGTAACATGCTTGGTAGAGATGTTCATATGGAAGGATGGGATGTCGGTTCTCAAGCAGTTGACTCTTATTTACATAAAGTATCAAATACATTTTACAGACAATTGAGCAATATGATGTCTAGAGTTGTTATAGATCAAATGAATAAGAATAACTATAAACGAATGGTTAAGGATAAAAACGATACAGAAGGTAAAAAACTTGTACAAAATTGGTCTAATTTTTGGACATTATATGCAAGAGAAGCAGTAGGAAATCCTGTTACTATTCCTGATCAATTGTATAAAGACCCATCTATGAAAATAAATGTAAATCCTTATGGATGGTGGGCAGATAATAGAATTGCTAAAACCGTAAACAGAGGATTGGAAATGTTAGGTCTAGGTAATAAAGACTTACCTGAAGGCATGAAAATCGCTGATGCTCATGCTATTAAAAGATGGTCTAATACAGAAGGCAAATATCAATTAGCTACTTTAATGACGCATCCAAAAACTGCTATTAACAATGTATTTGGTGGTACTATGCATACCTGGATGTCTGTTGGAACCGATATAATGTTGAAAATAAGAAATTATGATTACCTTCAAACAATTAATCCTAAATTAAAAACCAGACAAGATGTTCTTGATTTTGTAGGGGAACTTGGAATCACCCCAGAAATGACTAAATATCAATGGGGTATGGAAAGTTCTGTTAGGGGCAATACTAAAGCTCAGAATTTTATGTCTGATTTAGTACAAAGAATGAGAGAAGGCAAGAGTATAACTGATGTAGGAATTAGAGAAACTGCAAGGAAACATGGAGTTACTGATAAGGTTATGAATCTTGCTAGTAAGTTTATGAGTGTTCCAGAGCAAATGTTAAGAGCAGATGCATTTATGGCTCACTATATAAAAGCATATGAAAGGTTTGGTGGTTCTATTACTAATCCAAGGCATCCTATATTAGTAGAAATGGCTAAAAAAGGAGTTAAATTAACTCAATTTTTATATAATGCTCCTTATAGACCTGCTTTTGCAAGAACAGGCTTAGGTAAAATAATGTCAAGATTTATGCTTTGGTCTTGGAACTCAGTAAGATTTAGAAATGAAGTTTATTCTAAAGCAAAAATATATGGTTTTAAACCAGGTACAGATGCATTTGAAAGACTTAAAAGAACTATGCAAGCAGATATGGTAACATATGCATTAAGTGGAGCATTTATGTATTCTATATTTAACAATGTATTACCTGCTCCCTGGTCTTGGTTTCAAGATACAGCAGAATGGGCTCTTGGAGATGAAAAAGAAAGAGATAGAGCATTTTTCGGAGGATGGCCTACCCCTGTAGCTCCTTTACAGATCATTACTCCTCCTATAGCAAGAATTCCTATGTCATTTATAAGAGAAATGGCTGATGATGATTATACTAGGTTATCTGAATATTATATGTATACAATGTTTCCTTTTGGAAGAATGGCTAGAGATATATCTCCTATAAGAGATAATTCTTTATTAACGAATCCCAGTAGATTCCCTGAAGCTGTTTTTGGATTACCTGTTAGGGATATGGGTAGAAAGAGGAAAGAAATCAGAGAATCTGAATACGAACCTCCTAGACTTGGGAAATAATTAATTATCTTTTAATAAAATTTCTAATTCTTGAAAAGGCTCTATATCATTAGAGCAATCTGCGTGTATTATTATTTTAGCATCTTCTATAAAATTTCCATCATCATCTATAAAGCCAGTGCTTATCTTGTAAGACATCGTTGTTATTCCAATTAACTCCTTACAACAAATACATTTAATCATCGTTTTCCTCCACCATTCCCCAGAGTAAACAAAGATATACTATTGCGTCAGTTAATCTTCCTCTTACATTTTCTCTTTGACTTTTATGCCCTTTAACATATGAACTGATTCCGTCTATATGTTTTAGCAGATACACCATTAACACTTCTTCTCTGCTAATTCCTATGCTTCCGCCAACCCTCTCAAAGTTGGCAAAAGCATTTTCTTTATTCCTCGCGTACTCCTTCTGCCCTGCTTCCCTTGTTGTCTGGATCTTTAGGAATATTTTCTGGATCAGCTTCTCCATTTGCTTCTTGCTCATCTTTTTCCTTTTCCTTTGCTTGTTTTTGTTCTTCTTTTACTTTGGCATCTATAAAGTCGCTGAATAATTTTCTTTTATCTTCAAAGTCTAAATATAAGCCAAATATTTTATCTACATGATTAGTATATTCTATCGCATGTTGAACTCTTGTGTTCAAATCCATGATCGCAGATACTATTTCTCTATTTGTTCTTTTTTTGGGCTTTTTTTGCTCCGCCATTTCTTCTCCTTGTTTCTTTTATTATTTTATCATAATTTCTTTGTAAAGCTTTATCTGCATCTTCAAACATCTTCCTAAGTCTTGGATCATGATTTGATGATTTTATTTTAAAATCACTAGATACAGGCTCTTTTATTACTGGTATATAGGTTTCTATTGGTTTTTCTTTTTTTTGATTAAAATATGCCTTTACGGCCTTTTTAATATGAGAACCTAATACAGTATTGCCTTCAAACTCATCAATAATTAAATTTATAGCTTTTACATCTTCTATTTTCATATATCCAAGTCCTCCGCTTTAAATTTTAATATATTTCTAGTTGTTTTAGGCAAATCTTGCTTTTTTAACTTTATTTCTTTATTAAAGTCATCAGGCAAATCTTTTAGAAGAAATTCATGATAATTTTTATTCATCACTCCATGCCTTCCGCCTGTTCTATATATTGGATACAATCCTTTGTTATCTGAAACAAATAAAGGATTATCACATACCCAAACATCATAGTTGCCTTCTTTTTCTTCTCTTAAACAAGAAAAATACTTCTTATTTCTGTAAAATTTAACACCTTTTTCAGATTTTTTAAAGTAGTTTCTTATTTTATCTTCTGGGCTCATTTTAAACGCCTCCATACTGTTCTTTTAGATACTTTATATTTATTTGCTATCCAATCGATAGACTTTCCTCTTATTTTTCTGTACCACATTAGCCAGAATTTACTTTTTATCTTTCTAGGTCTAGCCATTAGGTAACTCCTTTCTTGGTAGACCATATGTAGGCATATCAGGAAATTTATGAACCTCTCCTAATTTGTCATATTGCCATACTGTTTTGTTTGTTGGGCAAAAATATAATATATCCTTTTCTCCCCATTGTCTATGTTTGTACATTATTCCTCCGATATTAATTTTTCAGTTTGAATTTGTAATCTTTGCATTTCTTTTACTCTAACAAGCCCATCATTGCTTAGTCTTGATGTTACATCCACCCATTTTCTAAGTAATTTAAAAGCTTTTTCTATATCCTTTATATGAATAGCCATTAGCCCTCCTTAAGTTCGTTTATTGGTATAATTCTTAGTTTTATATTGTTTCCTACTACTTTAACAGGGTATTTCATCGCCTGTCCTTTTGTTACTTTGTACCTGTTTGGATACATTAAAGTACCATCAGGATATTTATAGTCTATTTTTAATAAGCAAGGCAGTCGGTACTCCGCTATACCGACTGATCTCTGCTTATCTCCTCCATGCCATATAGGCTTTTTAATTGTAAATTTATGAAATTTCATTATTCCTCCTAAAAATCTCTGCTTGATAATTTTTTTAATACATATTGTTTTAAATCTGGGTCTTGTTTTTCTAAGAATCTTAAAAGTTTTACAAAGTTTCTATGTGTCATAGGCCCTTTTCTAGTATTACATCTATGACATATCATCTGGAGGTTATCTGGGACTGAACTACCACCCATAGAAAGAGGCATGATATGATCACAAGCCATATTACTAACAAGTAGCCTTGTTTCACAATAGGAGCATTGTCTCCCATATGCTTTATAAAGAAGTTCGCGAACCTCTTCCAGTGATATATTAAACTCAACCTCATATTCTTTACTCCTCCTTTTAAGTGTTGATCTTAGCGTTGATGACTTTTTCATTAGTCTATGAAATACTTTTTTGGCAAAATGTTTATGAAACCTTTTAAGTTTTCTATTAAATCTTTTTTCCCATATTGTTATTTTAGCAGGGGACTTTCGTCCCCTACTAGGTTTTCTTTTAGGCATGAGGTATATCCTTTATTTTATATCTAGTCTGTACTTTTCTTACTGACTGTATAAAAGAAATGTTAAATTGCATTTCTATACGCCATATGCCTAGAACCAAACTCGTTCCTTTATGAATAGCAGAACCTGTATTCATATATCCTATTTTTATAAAGTTAAAAAATATTAGGAACTTGTGATTCTTTTTGATGATAATCTTTAATAACCATCCCATTATGTCCTCCTTAATCTAAATGATGGAGACCATTCAACTTCGGTATCAAATAATTCACCATCTGTGTTTTTGAATAATCTAACTGCTCTAGTTTTTGAATCAGACTGTCCATTTAACCCTATAACCTTTCTTGATGCATTTTCTATCGCTCCTGAACCTTTTCCTGCGTATAGATCTAACACTTCATTCCTGCTATATTCTCTGCTAATTTGTGATATTTGTATAATTATAATATCCATATTAACAGCTAGGCTAGATAAACCATGACTAACATGCTTAACTTTTTCATGTTCTGATTTTAAACTATAAGAAGTATCTATTAAGTCTATGTAATCTACAATCACTAATGATGGTTGCATTTCTCTTACTTTATCCATTATTCCCTCTAATGTAGGGCTTACTGTTTGTATAGAGATATGATTCAATTCATCTTTATGCTGCTCGTATAAAACATCATAATTATTATTTACTTCTTCTTTAGTTTTATTTGATACTATTTGTAAATGTCTTCTATGCATATACCAAGAAGAAAGCTCTAAACTTAGAAATAATGTAGGTATTTGTGCATTCTTGTTTATGGAATGGTTTACAAAATCTACTCCTAGTGCTAAGTTTTGAGCGAATGTAGTTTTATTAGAACCTGTTGGTCCAAATATAGTAACTAGCTCTCCTGGATATATTATAGACTCTTTATCTACTCCAAGCATTTTACCAAGATTAATAGTTTTACCTGTAAAGTCAGTGGTTAGACGCTCTCTTAATTCATCTTGCATCGTTTCTGAGTTCTTTACATCTATATAATAATCTTTTCTCTTGAAATATATACATTGAGTCTTGCAATGATCACTTAATATAGTATCTTGACATCCATACCTATAATTTCTATTGTATACTGTCTCTACCATTTCAGTTAAAGATGTTTCGTTCATGCTATTATTGTTCCAATGTAAAATAGAAACTTTAGCATAGTGACTTGGTAAGCCGTGTCTTTTGAAATGGCTGATTATCCTCATCGCTGTAACATGCCTGTTGCCTTCTTGTGGCCCTTTGACTAACATTGACTGTATGCAAGGAACCACATTTGTAGGCTCTGATGTTTTCTTAAACGCTTTAATGCTAGGCACTTCTTTTACTATTGTGTGCTGTAGTTCTTCTTCTGCCTCTAAATTATGATATTTAAAGTCAAGCCTTTGATCTTTTGCTAATTCATGTATATCCTTAACAGATAGATTAAATACTTCATCTCTTGTTAAAGGTATTTTATATAAATTAGTTTTTTGATTTAAGGTATGCTGAACTCTGTATATTCCTGTTCTCATATAAATACTTAAATCTATTTGAGGGAATAATGATTGCATTGTTTGTTTAAGGGTGTAAGGTAAATCAGGACTCTCAGAAAAATTAAACAAGTCGTTAGTAAGCATTAAGTGATATCCAGAACCAGAAAAGTAAGCTTGAAAGCTCCGACAACTTACATCTCCCCCTTCCAGTTCTAGAATAACACTTCTTAATATATCTAACGTCTTTTCATCTGAGTTGTCTTTTTTATCTATATCAATAGGTATTTTGTCGATAGTTCTGGCTCCAAAGAAATTCTTTAAAGAATCTGTTTGATCCACATATTCCTTTGCGTCCTCCCCATAGAGGTACACTGATCTATAGATAGGTTCTTCTTTTTGAAGATACTTATATAGGTGTGTGTGGGGTATCAGTATACCTCTATTTGCGGGAGTTCCCTTTGCTATCTCTACATACATTATAAACTAGACATTACGCTTGTATTACTATTGTCTTCAGAATTAGGAGTTTGCTCTCCATTAAATTCTTTTAGATAACCTTTAGACTTTAGCCATTTTATATCATCTTCTAACTTCTTTCTACCATCTTCTGTGTTAGGAGCTAATTTAGGATAAACTTTAGTCCAAGCTTTATCGCCTGATTTCTTAGGCTGTTCTTTATATATATAGCCTAAATAATCAAAGTCTCTTAAAGGATTGATAAACTCTTCTGTAAGATATTTTCCGATATTCTCTATCATATGTCCTTCTTCAGTTTCCCATTCTCCTTTAATTGTTAACCCTGCTTTACATCCTATAATATCAAAGAATTTATAAAGCCTATTTAAAACACTTCCACCAGTAATATTTCCAGTAGCATCTTTTTCTAAAGAACCTA